TTTTTGTTTTAGATATTCCATTAATATTCCTCCATTGTCTTTTGTTCTCTTAGAATTGGATGATGGTCCCAAATTTCTAATATAATTTTATTTACTTCTTCTGGAGTTTTGTAAATTCCTGCTTCAATATCTCCAGATAATCTTTGAATCTTTGCGCATCTTACCCGGTATAGATCCCTTTGTATTGTTAATGCTTTGATTTGGTTCAGCATACCGTAACTGTCAGCGATAGATCTACTAATATTATCAGATGCAGTTCTATCTTTGGCCCACTCTTGGTAAATCTGATATGCTTCTGCGGTTATTGTTGCACTAATTGTAGCTCTCATTCATCTTCCTCCCTTAATCCTGTCTCAGGAATAAACAATTCCCCTTCTCCCCACGGTTGCACGATCCATATAGATAGTACTTCTCCATTATTTGTTACTCTCATATGTCCAAATTCCATTCCATTTACTATTATCTTCTTGTGATGACTCATGTTTATGGGGCATGGTATGTATATATAATATATACTTCCATATGAAAATGACGCACAGGTGCAAAACTTCATAGAGAACTCGGCCCCTTGTAGGGACATAGGCGCTGAGGGTACCTTAGTGAACGGTTGGGTTAGGCGGTCCCTCCTAGTCTGTTTCCGGCTTCGCCGAAGAGATTAGGGTCGAATAACGGAACCCAATGGCTATAAACCGGAACTACTTCGGAGAGGCATGGCTAAATCAGACAGTTTTTTTATCAGAGCAATAGTACAATCAAATGGAACGACATACGTGCAGAGCGAAATTGACTTGGGTAGTTTTGTAAACCTCGGCGTTTCCAAATCTACATTACTAAGGATCCACAATATTTCCTGCCAAATTTCTGACAGTGACGGCGTGGCTGATTCTATATCTGGCGCATCAGCTCTAAAAATTGCTCATCAACTAACCACACAATCTCAAACTGCTTTGGTTACTGCAGATGATAAGAGCCTAGTGTGTTCTGGTTCAATGCAAACATATGTTGGATATGTAGCGCCCGATGGATCAGCAACTGCAGATTTCGCAACACAATTCGCAACACATGATTTTGATGTAGCCCCTCAAGACTTTACTAAAGGATATTTAGTAGGTGTAGATTCATTATTCCTAGCAGTAGATCAGAACGGAGCCTTTGCATCTGGTAACGTAAATGTTGCATACATACTAGAATGCACATTAGAACCAGCCACACAAGCCAATTCAGTCGCATTAGCATTGAGTCAACAGTGATTATGATGGCTAAAGATGAGGATATAGCTGCACGCGCTCTATGTCAATTGCTCAAAGCGGGCTTCATAGCAGATGGTATGGACCCAGCAATTGCACAAATATTAGCAGGTAAGGCTTGTGAAGTAGGCGTTAAGAAAGTTGGCAGGGATCTAAAGAAAGAAAAAGCAAAGCGAAAAGGCCAATTAAATGATTGGCAAAAGTTTGTTAAAGCCAAAGCTAATCAATACAAGTTCAAAACTGGACCAAAGAAAGGTCAAGTTAATTTTAAAGCTGCATCTAGAGATTTCAAAAAGACCAGGAGGAATAAGAAATGAAGAAGATAGGTGAATATACAATGCGAGGCAGAATAGAAGCAGATAGTGATTCAAATAGAATTCTTTTAGATGATGGTCGATTTGATACAGGATATCGTGTAATAGATTTTATTATTGCATCTGCAGATCCTAATGATGCGGCTGGCGATACTAATGCCAAGCTTACAACAGAAGCTACAACAAGTCATGCATGGAATTGGGATGATGGAACACAAATTGCTTGGGCAGTATCAGAAAATAGAGTTACTACTGCTCCTTCATTTGGTAGATCCATTGTAGATCCAGATAACTTAATCATTCAAGATTTATTTATTCAATGTGAAGCTTCTAATTCTACTAGTGTTAATTATATGATTATAATGGAAAAATATGAAATTACAGATTGGCAAGGTGCATTAGGTATGGTCCGAAACAGTTCTCAGAATGTATGATTAGCATGAACGATGATGTAGAAAAGACATTGGCAGATCCAAAACATCCTATCTGGAAGATTATGCTCGGACTTGTAGCTGTTCTTTCTGCATTATGGATCAATGGAAATTAATCTAAATTCTCTTTATCATATTGTTTACAACAATCAGAACAAATAAGATACGAAGCGTGCTTATCTCCTGTTGTATTATTAATCCAATATAGATAATATCCAGATACTCCTTCTATATGATTACAAAAGTCACATCTAAATGCTACTCTTTGACTCCATTCATCATAGGGTGCCCATTTTTGTTTTAGATATTCCATTAATATTCCTCCATTGTCTTTTGTTCTCTTAGAATTGGATGATGGTCCCAAATTTCTAATATAATTTTATTTACTTCTTCTGGAGTTTTGTAAATTCCTGCTTCAATATCTCCAGATAATCTT